GCATGAGAATTAAAAACTCTGGGGCATCTATGAGTCCCTGGTGTAGGGGAATCTGATGGGGGCTTCCGTTCTTGTCGATGCCCCATTCGTACGCTTGAAAGCGAAGGTGGGCACCGTAAGGATTCAACCCAGGATGGGTCTTGTCCAAAAGGCCGGTCTTCTTATCGACGAATTCAGGGGCTAGTGAAACGTGGGCACTAAATTGCATTCTTCGAAGTCCTGCAGCGGGAGCATAAATCTCAGAAGAAAATCCACGCTCTGCAGTGTTGTCGCAAAGTGCGACAAAGGAATTCTGATAGAATTGTTTTCCTTTGTCACCGAATGGTTTTGGAATTTCAGTGCTGTGTCCTTGAATGATACTGAGAACAGCAGAGGCCAACGCGCGTTTGCGCTTGTCTGGCAACAAATTACCTTGATCATCGAGCAATATGGCAGTAGTTGAATTGGTACTAGTGTTGTCCCACTCTTGTGAGATGTCCATAACTGAAACATCCATCGTTGACTCGATGCCTTTCCACAAGTGGAGGGAGGGAAAAATACAAGATGTACAAAACTCTGTTTTGCCTGTGCCTGGAGGTCCATCCAAAGCAACCACAAATGGAACGGGTCGCCGATTCCTTTTAATAAGGTAATATGTTAGATCTTCTAGCATTATATTGGCTTTATCATAACAATTACGAGCATAGGGAGTGGAATCAACCCTTGCGGCTTCAGCTTTTGTCTCCATGACAGTCTTGCGAAACTTTGCAAGCAATTCGTCTGATGACATCTTTGCTACCGAATCATCTCCAAGCTGCAACAAGCGCAAAGTGCTCGCACAATCCGCAAAATTAAGCGCAGTATTGTTTGGTACGAACATAGATCGCAACAACGCAGTACCACCCGCACTACCACCGGCGTAAACGCGTGTTTGGATTGTGATGATAGATCTGACAATGTGTGAGATGGAGGTCCCAAATCTTTCAATATGGGAATATGTCTTTTCCCAGTAAGTTCTGATGCTGGATGGATCGAACCCGGCTGAGAAGGGAATGGGTAGCAAGATCATGAAAGTGGCAAAATGTTTCAAAATGTTACAAACAGGGGTTTGCTTGAACTGTTTCATTGTGTCAAAAGAACTCGCGATGGTTTCTAACCAGCCAGGGGCTGGTGAACCGTCCTCTGCTACCATCGGTGATTTGAGCCCAGTGCACTCCCTTACTGTAGATATTAGATAAGGGAAAGCACTTGGAAACGAATTACGAAATCCGAGAAACAA